TAAAGACCCATCTAATTTTTCAAAAACATCAAATGGTTCGTTTGGTATCTGTTCGGGTTTTAATTCTTCGTAATTAAAAAATTTTGGAAAAGGTCGAGCAACAATATTACCATCAACATCGGTAACTAATCCTCTACATTGAATAATAACATCATCCCATAAGTTATCATATTGAACTTTTGGTGAGTAATTCCAAATTGTTAAAGGTAATGTTGGGTGTGTCTGTTTTAATCACAGACCATCATTTTGATATTTTTCTAATATATCTAACATTAAAGAGAAACATCAAATCTATTTTTCATTTGTTCAACTTTTTCTTCGGGAACATCGTGAATATTTAAATTTCCGTGTCTATTTTCAACAATCACACTAAAAACCCTGTAATTGTATCTTTCCGCCATTTCGTAATATGCGTCCATTTCCCATTTCTGTGTAAAGGTATTCGCGACAACAATTCTTGAAAATTCATTTTTCATTTTTGTTGCACATCTTTGTTGTGATTGTGCATGTGCCTCTTTTAATTTTGTGGAATCAAAAATATAATTACCCTTTTCGTCAAGAAAAAAATCATCCGCAGAAATAACGTCAGGATCATCTGAAGCTAAACATCTTAAAATTGTTTTACCTAATGTAGATTTACCACTACCTGGTACTCCTCTTAAAAGAATTAAATCTCCGACATATTTTTTTTCTTCCATAAATTGGGAATTTTAGTTTAACAAAATTAGGGGG